CCACGTTTAGCTTCAAGATTAGTTTTAAATGGTTTTACTGGTGGTCTTTCTACTGGTTTAAAGAAATCATCAAACTGTTCATCTGTTTCTATACCATAAAAACCTTCTGGATCAATAAACTCACCATCTTCACTTCTTGGTGGCAAAGTATCTCTATCATTTTTAAGTTGTCGTTTAAACTGTTCTGCAAGGGTATTGCTTTCTTTAGAAATCTCATCAACTTGTTTTATTTCATCTGGTGTAATTAATCTGTTTATTTCATCTGCTGATTTACCAGAATACTTAGTAAATAGTTTTTGTAATCCTTCTGCTGATCCTTTAAAGCCTGTACCAAGTGCTGTACCAAGTGTTGCTGAAGTTCCAAACTCTTCTAGTGTTGGAAGTCTTTGTTCGTCAATACCTGTTCTTACTGTTGTTTCACCTACAGCAGTAGTAGCACCTTGAAGACCTGCACCTGCTATTCCTTTAACACCTTTACCTGTAGATCCGAAAGGTATCATCTGAGTAAATCCAGCAGCTATAGCTTCACCAACACTAAAATCATCTCCTCTTACTTTTTGTGCAGCTACATTAGAAAGGTATCCAGAACCAAAATTTATAGCAAAATAAAGAGGTCTTGCTCCAGGAAATGGAGCAGCAAGTAATGGAGCAGTTAAAGTATCTGTTCCTATACCACCACCTATTTCAAGACCTAAACCTGCTGCTTGTTTTAAAGCTTGATTATTTACATCATTCTCACTACCTTCATCGACAAAAGAAACAGGAGTTTCGTCCATATAATATCTGTTAATAGAATCTTCTTTATCAATAGTTTGATTCCAATCAATAGAGCTTTCTACGTTTTTATATTGCTCAGTCAAATCATCAGTAGTTTTTGACCCTATACCAAAAGCACCTTCTGGAACAGTGTTTTGTTCTTGTTCGATTAAATTGGAATCAGTCATTGTTATTTAATTTTTTGGTAAGAATTGCTTGTATTTACCGTCATTAAAGGTAGCCCAATCGGTAAACTTACCACCTCTTCTATCGTAAAGTATCTTAGCTGCCTTGGCATTAGTCAACGGATTATAAAGTTCTTCATTTGATTCTATACCGAATTGTGGTCTGCGTTCTTTTCCTACCATATAACCAGGGGTATCTTGCATATCAATTTGCCATAGACCTAATGAGAACTCATTTTCTTTATTTGGATCTAAACCAGACTGAACAGTATCTATAGCTGCTCTACCACTAGATTCTGCTAAAGCTATAGCAGCAGCAGTTTTAGCATCTTCTTGTGGAAATCCTACTTCTAATGCAAGTCTATAAAGTGAATTAAAATCAAAAGGTTGTGTAATATCTATTTCGTCAAGAACACTAGGCATTTCACCTGCCATTGCTGGTGGTCCTGATAAAGCATTTAGAATAGTGTCAACAACTCCTACACTTGTCTCATCTAAGTTTTCTCTTATGCTGCTTAATTGAGTTGTAAGTTGTTCTGTTTGATCATCATTCATACTAAATAAATTACCAATCCCTTCTCTTAGTAACTCAATCAAACCTGGTTCTGTAGTTGTAGTATCTGTTGTATTCTCAGTCTGCACTGGGGTTTCTTCTCCTTCTATTACTGTTTCTACAAACTCGTCATTGTAAATTGCAGTAGCATTTTCCATACTTAATCCATAATCATCTGCAATAGCTTGTATAGCTTCTTTCTCCATTCTGTCTTCTTTCTCTTCTTCAGTATCAAATGTTCCTGAGTCTTTGTATTCACCAGTTTTTATTGCATTTATACTGCTAACGTAATCTGCTTGTATCTCTCTAAATGTATCTTCTCTTTGTTTTGCAGTTAAGCCAGGTTGATTAATAACTTCATCAATAATACGTCTATCAATTCTTCCCTTTAAATCAACATAAGGTTCAATAAAGTCTTTTTTTTCAAAAGTATTTAAGTCTAAACCACTATTACCTAACAGTTGTTTTGCATCAGTGTGCATACGTTGGATTCTTGTATCGTAGTTACGAATCTTACTTGCACCACTGCTTTTAGCTATGTTAAAAGAATTGTTATAGTTTGTTCTATCTTCATCAGTAAATGTTTCTCCAATTTTTGCTTTAATTTCAGCAAGATCATTAAACATTTTTGTACGATCATTTGCGTAATAACCTATTCCCACTCTGTAATTAAAATCATCAAATAATTCATCTCTGTTGCCAGAATAAACTTCAATCTGATCAAAAATAAATTCTCTCCTATCAGGATTTGTTTTTAACAATTCACTCAACGCATCATTATTAGTAGCAAATTGTTTTACAAATCTTTCAATATTAAATTCTTCAGCAGCTTGTACTTGTTCTCTTTCTGTTTTTTTAAGCTTTTCGTATGAGTCTGCAAGCTTTGTTTTAAATTTTAAAATATCTTCACCAAAAGATTCACTTAATTCACGTTGTTTATAAGTACCATCCTTTTGTAATTGTTGAGGTCCAGTTTTTAATTTACCTATCATCTTTAAATATTTATTTGCAGCGTTGTAACCATTACCTCCTGATGATTGTTCTATATCAAAAATTCTTGATGCTTGGTTTTTTGCTATTTTTAACAGTTCTGTAGGTGTAACTTTACTGGCAAGACCTAAATCAACACTGCTTTCTATCATGTCTTGTATATTTGCTAATGCTTTTTCTTGATTACCTTGATCGTATTCTCTCCAGTTACTAAACATAAGTCCTTGTAACTTGTTTGTATATCTTTCTAACTTGTATTTATTATTTTCTTTTAAATGTTCTGCTGTAATTTGTTGTATTGCTTCTTGCTGATAAGGGTAAAATTCTTTTGCTAAATGTTTATTACTTAATCCCTGTGTCTTTTCAGCAGTAAGAGATGCTGCATCTTGTATAAACTCCTGGTATTCAGGACTATCTATTGCAAAGTGATTTATTGGTTTTGTTACTTCGTTGCCATTTCTATCTGTAAAATTAAAAGTTTTATTTGAGTAAAGAGTTGCTAGATCAGTTTTTAAATTTAATCCAACATTTTGTGCTTGTCTTTTATCAAATTCATCTTGTGTAAAAACACTCCCACCAATTAATTGATTAGTAGCTTCTTCACCATATCTCTCTCTATGTTCTTTTGTTATTTGTTTAAAACCTTTCTTGGCTATTTCCATCGTCATATCAGCACGTTGATCTTCAATCGCACTTTCTATTCTTGTACCTATAAACTTTTGCAAAGCAGGGTTTATTGTTGATAATGCACTGTAAAGTTCTTCTGCTCCTGTTTTAGGTAAGACAGAAGGTTCTGCTACAAAAATATCTACAGGTTTTGCAGATGAATCAAAAGCTGTACTTTGAAAACTAGATGTCATTAGCTTGGAAGAAGTTGACCATAACTGGATAAGCCAGTAGAAGCTACATTAAGTAGCACAGACCCAAGTGAAGGAATCTGATTATAAGCTTGGTTAATATTACTTTGTAATTGATTACGTCTGCTATCTCGCTGTGCTTCAAGACCACTAACATTCCTTGTAAACTGTCTTCTTGCAGATTCTAACGATTGGTTAATAGCTTCTCTAGCATTTGCTGTTTGTCTTTCTTCATTCTGTAACAACATCTGCACTGTTAAACCTGCCTGTTCATTAGCTTTTATAGCTCCTCTTGCTTCAAGTCCTTTAATTGTTTTAGCTAATTTTTCTTGTGCTGCTGATGCTTGTGTTTCTTTTAACTGTGCTGCTGTAGCTTCTTGTTGTGCGGTAAAGGCTTGCTCTGCTGATCTGTTTGCTATCAAGGCTGATTCATATTGTTGGTTAGCTGCTGCCTGTGCTGCTGATCTTTGTGCTAAACCAGTAGCTGCATTAAGACCCAAAGATCCAAGAAATAAATTACTAGCAGTACCACCTAAACCTAAAATGCCTGGTGCAGCAGCAGCAAATACACACATTTAAGCTATCCTCAGAAATTCGTAGAATGGTTTACCTTGTATTCCATATTCTTCGTGGTATTTGATAAAGGTAAATCCAAGAGACTTTAACCACTTGATAGCAGAATCATTCTCTGCATATACAAAATTATATAAGACTTTGTATTTTTTCAACAAGCCTTCTACCCATTTACGTCCTTTTCTTATTAGTTGTATTCTATATTTTTTATTTTCAAATAACTTATCAGTAGCAACCATCCATATAACACCACCAGAAACTACCCCACAAAGACCTATAGGTTGATCATTATCATCAGCTATAGCCATATTTACATTGCTGCACATATAAGATAATTGCAGTGCTTGTCGTGGTTCTTGTCCTGTTTGATACAAGGCTTCCAACTTATCAACATCTCTCATGTTGTCAGCTACATATCTAAGGTCTTGTAGGTTAGCTTTTCTTAGATGTCCCATTAAATTCTTCTACTCCTCATATGGAACATAGCTTCATACTCAGCACTTGATAACTGTGTTGGAAGAAAGGTGTTATTTTTAACATCTATATTCACTCTATCGGCTCTACTCATAATTGGCACTCTAAACGTACCTGTTTCTAAATTAATCTGACCGATAGCACTAGAAGCTGCACCTAATAAACGACCTGTAAATTTATGGGTTGATGTATCTCTATTCTCAGGGGTTACTTCTACTTGGAAGAATCCTGTATCTTCAAACTTGATATAGAAATGATGCAGTTGTAATCTGCCACTTACAATCTCACCTGCATTGTTACCACCACCTTCAGTTAATCGTTGTTGACTAAACCTATAGTGCATTAGGAAAGGTTCACCAATAATAAATTTACTATTCCTAAAGTCTCCACTAGCTGTAATGGTTGCTGTAGATCCGTTTGCTGTATTGGTAGTCTGCAATGCCTGTCCTGGTTTTAATGTTTTTGTATTACCTTGTGTATCAACAAAAGTACTTGTCTCTCCACTACCTAGATATCTACCAACAACAGACATAGTTCCATTTAATCTATAAGGAACTGTAAATGTAGAAACATCAGTAGTAGAGTTATAAGCAACAGAAACTCCTGTTGTTGCTTCTGTAACTTTATGATCTAAGTGATATTCAAACTCTGCATTAGCTTCTCTAAACTCTGCTTCAAAAGGTATCTTTTCTAAAGTTGTACCGTTAGCTTCTTCTACAACCATAAACAAATCAGTACCAATAAAATCAATATTCCTGATAGATTTTGCAGAGTTAAGTGTAAATGTAGACCAACTATTTAATATTTTTTGAAAGTTATCTCCGTACAACCATCTGTTGATGTATAGCTTATTAGGATTATCACTACCTAGCAGTATCAGTACATCTTCATTTGTACTAACAGCAAGTTTAAATATATTACTTGGTATTAGTCTTGGTACATGAATAGTGATGTTGCTTGCATCTTTTATAGCTACATCTTCCTGAGTTATATATTCTCTTACACCTGCAAAGCTACCCTTGTTAGTTAGATAATATATAGAGCTACCAGAACCTACAGGTTGTGCTAAATCACTAGACTCAAATTCTGTTGCTACAACTACGTTAGCTGTTTTAGGTGTTAAAGAATCTGATGAAGAAGTAAGTACAAATTGTGTTTGATCTGAGAACAAGATTAGTTGTTCTCCCATAGTTACTGCGTGTTTAAGAATGGCAACTTTGGTATGTGAAGCTGCTACGTCAATAGGATCTGAATCTATTACTGATAAGACTGTTTCTGGAAAAAAATTAAAGAACTCACTAACTCTTGATAAGATCGCATTATCATCAGCCAAAAAGCCTAGTCTGTTTCTAAAGAAGAATACGTTGTTAATTTTTCCACCAACAAAACTAGGATTAGGTGCTGAATCTAAATCTCCAACAGTTCTTTCTCCCCACTTGGGTAAGGTAAAGGCAGGTTTTGTAGTACAGTTACCACTTGTTGATACAGAATTACTTCCTGTATATGTAAATGAATTAGTAGATGCTGTAACAACAGCAGTTCCACCTTGAGCATCTAAAGCTGTACCAGAGAGTATATCTACAATAATTAATTGACCAACAACAAAGCCATGATTATTTTGATTTACAGTAACAGTATTACCAGATTGACTATATGTAGCAGCAGTTGATGTTGTGCCATAAACATCTCCATCTACTCTTGCAAATCTAAAATTACCATCAGCCTGTCTTATTAAAACGTGTGGCATGGTGTCGTAATTGAACTTATATGTAATACCAGGTTCTAATGTTTCTTCCCATTGCCCTTCTTCAAAAGTACCACCGTTGTTAGTAACAAACTTAACGTAGTAGTTATCAAAATTAGTATCTTCATCTCCTTTTATCTCAACTACATAACCATTAGGAGAGACAGTTGGTAAGTCAGTAAATCTTTGTACTGAATCTTTTACTACTGTTAGCTGTGTATTACCTTGAGAGTCATTACCATCAATAGAAAAGTTGCTGCCATCATTCTTTTTTATATGAATAACAGGACCATTACGAGCAATAGTAAAACCTGTAAGCCCTGCGTTAAGACCAGATACTAAGTCAGTAGCAACCTGTGTTGTACTAAGTGTAGAGTCAGAAGTCGTGTCATCAGTAACAGTAACACCATCTACAGTCACTGAATATGTAGTCTTATCTGAGACTTGGTTTATAAATACAACTGCTTGTGTGATGTTACCTGCACTTACAGCAGAATCCATAGCAACAGTAATGCTTGTATTAACAACAAAGGTAAAGTCTGCAATCGTAACAGTTTTAATAACACTTCTAGGTGTAGAGGTATTTAGATAGTTAGTTCCATCAGGCTTAGTAACAGTCTTTTCTGTACCGTCAATATCATAAACTTTTACATTACCGTTACTAAAAATAGCAACATACCTTTCATTTGTATCTCTATTAATAGTTTGTATATGTACATTACCAACAGTGCTGCTACTAAGAGTAGTTAAAAACTGTGTGCCACTACGCTTTGTAAGACCCAACACAGGGTTGCTGTTAGCGTTATCTTGTATGTCTGCATGATCAGCTTGTTTTGTTGAGTCAGCAGCTTGTGAGATACCTCTAAGTAGTGTTGGGATTGCTCTTGATACAACTGCCATAATTATCTAATTAATGCTCTGGAAGGATTGTAAGTATCAAAGACACTTGTAAGACTAGGATCACCTCTTAACAGGTTGTGATCTGCATTGCTAAGATCTGTTTCCATCAGTATAGCTCTAGCTCTTATTTCGTCTTGTTGTGTATAAGTTCTTAATCCATCATCACTAACTAACCTATCAACAAAGATACGAGCAGCTTTGATAGTTATATACCTTCTTGCAGGTTCTGGTATCTCGTCAAAACTTCTAAAATAAACAACTGTACATATTAAATCTTTAGTAAACTCATACTTATTATTCAGCCTGTCATATAACTTTAGACCACGCTGTATTGCATCAATGTCTGTGTGGTCATGGGTATTAGGGTCAACTCTTATAACATCTGTTCCAAGAGAAACGTGGTTAGATCCATCTCTTGTAAGAGTGACATCTATCTCTGTATTAAAACTCCACCCTTCTGATTGAACTTCTTTGTTCACTTCAGTAAGAGTGCTTTGTGCAAGTTTTACATCAACAGGAAGAGTACCTGTTAAGGAGTTCACTGGGGCTTCTCCTATAGCAGCCAACATAATGTTGATGCTTTCTAATTCTGTTGTAGCTGCTGTTGTCATTATTTCTTAGCAGTCTTAGCTGCACGTTTAAAGTTTGCTGCTGTTGGAGAACCTTTTGTACCAGGTTTCCTCATCTTTTCACCAGATCCAGCAGCGATTCTTTTACGCTTGGCATGGATGTTGGCATATAAACCTTTTCTTTTTATTTTTAAAGAATCTCTACCACTTTTCTTTTTCTGTGGTGGTCTTCCTACTTTCTTACCGTAAGTTCCTTTTCCTTGTGGCATGATTTTCCTTAAGAGATGAAAAAAAGAAGGAGTACCCATTGCTGAGTACCCTTCTGTATGTAGTTAAGAAGCAGATAGCTTGATTGTAGCTGCACACTCAGGACGAAGAATTCCGTGACCAAGAGCATACTTAGCAACCATCAATGTACCTTGATACATGATTCCGTAGTCAGAACCAGAGATCTCAGTTGTCATATCCATAAGCTTCACAGTACCAACTGCTGACTTGTGGAATACTAGACCGATAGTTTTGCTGTCATCACCAATGTAGGTGTTGTTTGATCCAGCAAGTTCGTTAGTGTCACCTGCACCAGGAGCTTTGTTATCTTGAGGTACGTTGTTACTCATCATTACAGGAATACCTGCAACCATTTGTACTTTACCTGACGCAAAAGATCCGTTGCCACCTGGGTTAAAGTCAACATCAACTGTTCTTGTAGCAGACTCAGCTAATTTGTAGTACTCAGCAGGTGGTAGTACACAGAAACGATCTGTATTTGGGATGTCTCTTTCATCAAATGCTTGAGCAATGTCATAAATAGCTGCTGCTATTTCATCACCTGTTACATCTGAAGAAGCTGTATTACCGTTAGCAAGTGTAAGAACTGTACCACCAGATCCACCAGTTAATGTAGTAGAAGCTCTGGAAGCATTAGCTATACATTTAGCTACGTTTTGATCGTATCTTTTTGCAAGAGCCTTACCTAGCTCAGTTGCATAAATCGACCTTATATCATAATGATTCTTGAGTTCTTCAAGATCAGTTACGAAAGACTGTGCAATTAATAGATCATCAATGCTGATGATTTTTTCATTTGCCAAGATTTGGTTAGCACCAACTAATGGGTTGCCTGGTGTGTGATAAGCCGCTGTAGCTGCACCTGTAACAGGGAACTGTGCTGATTTACCAGAACTGATTGTACGGACGTTATGAAGGCTGTCGTTGAAAATGTTATTTTCGGAGAACGCAGTCAGAACCTCTCCTGAGAAGACTTTTAAAAATAAAGCTTCGTAACCAGTACCAGAGTTGTTAACCAAACCTAAGCGTGAGACTGTAGCGTTAGCCATGAGTTTCCTCTTAGATTAATGTGTTTACTTTGGAACTTCCTTTAGCCCTTCCGTTCTCTCAGCGTTGTCTGACGCATCAGGCACTTTGATATTGAGAAATGTTTATAGAAGTTATCAAAATGATAACAAAATTCTGTTAACAATTCCACTTTCTTAATGCAAGTGCTTTACGAGTAGGTTCACCATTAGGCTTTTTCATTGGTCCTTTTACTCCTCCCATCCTTGCACAAAAAGATTTCTTTCTACCCTTTTCTGTTTTTGATAGACCTGATTTTTTAGTAACAGGTCTTTTTAAATTACTACCAGTTTTCTTATTAATATACTTTCTACCCTTCTCTGATAAACCACCAGTAGGGTTTTTATGTACCTTCTTTATTTTGAGGCTATCTCTTGACATTCTTTTTAGGTTTTTTTCTTAAGATCATAAGATCTTCTCTAGTAATTTTATCTCTAGGTTTTGCAACTCTAGCAATCTTCATCTGTTTCTTTGAATAAGGCATGATTAACTATCGGGTAGTAAAGACATCACTATCACCTAAACGTCTTTGTACGTCTTCAGTATAGGTTACATCTTTACCATATCTAGGATCTTTCATAGCAGTTACTACTTCTGCTGTTGACTTGTAAGGTGTAGGTCCGCTTGTTGCAGCCTTACCTGTTACTAAGTTTGGTTCAACTCCCATAGCGTTACTGTATTGAGAATAAAGTCCTTGTACTGCCAGTTTAATAGATGGTGCGTCACCTGTCTCTGTCAGTTTATTAAATGCGTCAACATCACCTGCTGGTAAGTTATCAATAGCCCAAGCTGTCATTTTGCTATAGCTATCATCACCACCAACTGCATCTTTTATACCTTGTATCTGTGCTGTTGCTATTTCACTGCTATCACCAGTACCACCTCTTAATCCATCGAGGTATGTATCTATAACCTGTCTGGAAAAACCTGCACCTTCTAGTTTGGTGTAATCATCTTCTGATATCTCACCAGATTCCTGAAAGCGATTTGATATGTCCTGTGGATCTATTTGTGCTTCAGTTAATACTTCAGCTAGACCTTCACCATAGTATTCATTAGCATCAAAGTCTGTTGCTTCTGTTTCTTCAGCATCTTCTTCTGTTGCTGTTTCTTCCTGTGGTTGTGTACCTAACTTACCTTCCAGTTCTTTATAACTGGCAGCTAGATCTTCAACAGATTTAAACTTACCTAAGATAAGACCATTTTCATCTGTTTCATTTTTTGCAAGAGTTTGTAAATCTCCTTCAGACATTGGAGGAGTTTCATTAATTGCAACTTGGGCTTCGGGCATAATAGTTTCCTAGTTATTAGTTATTGTATTACCATTTTTGGTTTTGACTATAGTTGGCTTACCAACAACAGGTTCATCATTAATACCTAGTCTACTGACAACAGCTTTTGCGGTATCAGTTTCTGGTTTAGAATCAGGCTTCTTGCTCGGCATTTAGTTCCTCCGAAGTTTGTTGGGCATTAGCATTTTTCTGTGGATCAAGTAATGGAGATCCAAGAGCAGCAGGTCCAAGATGTTGAATTAGTTGCTGCTGTTGCATTTGTTCCATCTCAGCCTGTATCTCTTCTGGTGTCTTCACTAGGTTAGCAGTATCAATACCAATAGAGTTTGCTAGTCGTTTAATGGCTTCATCTACATTCATGTACTGACGCATGATGTCTGGACCTAAAGCTTGCGATACCGTTCCAATAAATTCAACAAGCTTATTCCTATCATTACCTCTACCTAAACCTTGTACACCTGTAACGATCTTAGGTTTAACTAATTTCTCAGGTAACTTAGGAGCTTTGCCAGAACGTACTAGCATGTGCATCCTACGTTTTAAATAGCTAAGTTGAAATTCCTGAGTCAGGATGCTGTAAATACCACCAAGACTATTCTCTAGTTCGTTAGCCATCATGGTAACTTCTGCTGCTGTTACTCTTTCAGCATCTCTTTGTACAGACCTAGCCATAAGAAAGGCATACTCTAGTCTTGATTCTATTCTTTGTATTGCAGAGAAAGATACTTGGAAGTCCCCACCTTTGTTTACCTGCATCACAGAAATATCAGCAGCAGATCCTTCTCGTATTGCACCGTTAGGAGCCTTTGCTAAAGTAGCTGCTCTGGTTACACCGTTAGGATTTACAAGAAATAAAGTCTTAGCTGATGCAGCAGCACCTTCTATGATTGCTTGCATCAAAGCTTCTAAACTAATCAAGTCTCCTTTGTACTCACTGACATAACCACGACCAAAATCTTCTCCATCACATCTGATAAAACGTAATACGATCCAAGGAGATACATCTAATTTAGACTTACCATCAGTCCCTGGTATCTTTTCTCCTTTACATTCTTGATACCAAAAATGATTATCTCCTACTCTTTTAACGTAAGTGTATATATCAAGATCACTATCCATTGATTCAGCATCATAGTTCTCTTTCTTCATTATCTGCTGTATAAATTCATCAGATAAAGCTTGTGGATGTACTGATTCTTTTGTAATTATTTCTAAGACGTTACCAACTGCATCTCTCTTACAAACAAACTTTGATAGTGGATATACTTTTAATCCTTCGTCTGTTAGATAAAGCAAAGCATTACCACCAACGATCAAATGTTTAAGAGCTTCAAACATTGCAACTCTGTCATTAGATATTTCTATCTCATTCATCAAAGCTGTTTCTATTGATCTAAGTCCTTTATCTATCTCTGTCTCTAGTCCTTCTTGTCCTTGCTTTAGCAGTTCAAGACTATCAATACTTAGTTTGAAGAAGGCAGTTGATGGAGGAAGTAAAGCAAATAATAATTTAGATGCAAGGCTGTTTACACCTCTAGCACCTACAGCTTGGAAGGGAGTTTTTGTATTGGCTCTAGTACCAGTTGCAGTTTCTGGTATCAGTGTAGGGATAGTAAGTTTACTGCAATCTTTAGCATCATCATAATAACTAGACCTGTTACTTTCTAGTTGTGCGTATCTGCTTGCAGCAGTCTTACCAGGTGTTGAATAATCCATAGCTTAAGCGGTTCCTGTCTTACGACCTGTTATACCTTTAGAGTATTTCTTTTTATTAAAATTTCGTTTGGCTACATTTTGTCTATTTATCTTTGATTGTTTAGCTGCTAATGAATTTGACCCAGACCTTCCTACTAATTTTTGTTGAACTGCTGAAATACCAGAATCTACAAGATTAGGATCGACATAAGTTCCTTCTCTTTTTTGTCTTTTAATTTTTAATTCTTCTGTTGCTTTTTTTGTATCTTTAGGATTTTCTACCCCAGTTTGCATACCAGTAACCACAGGAGGAGAATCATCAAAGGTAGTCTCAGATGATGTTGCTTGTGCTACGGCAGCAGCTACAGGTGGTGGTGTACTTCCGAAACACATAATTAATACCTTAAATTAGATGAGCCTTGATTATTAAGAGGTATTCTTAACTGTGAAGTACCAAGTCTCTTAACTCTTTGTACTCTTGTTCCTTCTCTTTTACTGGTACCAGGTTCTGTTTGACCTGACTGTGAAGGTCTCTTTGTACCAACAAGAACTCTTTCCGCAGTTTTTTCAGGCTTTGGTGGTGTAGGTCTAGGTGCCGGTAATGGTGGCGGTGTAGGTGCAGATCTTCTTCCGAAACACATAGCTAATTCTCCAAAACTGATTCTGTAAGCATGGTATCTTTTTGCCTAGCTTGTTGTTCAATAAGGTAATCAACAAGAGATCGTTGCCCTGCTCTATACCATACCTCTCTATCAGTTAATGACAAATCAGGATGGCGATGAGGAAAGATTTTATCTAAAGCAAAAATCAATTCATCTGTAATAACAGGAAGCTTTTCAGATGACATGATTTGTAAGATTTATATATATTGTAGTTCACTTTTGATAATAAAGTATAGCAGGTTTAAATTTATGTGATAAGGTAATGATGTCATAGGAGAGTCTTTCTATTACAACACGGAAATACCAGTAGCTGACCGCCATTAGTTATTGGTTTTTTT